TTGGAAGTGATAACATTGTTGCAATAACCAACTTAGACTTTGAAACTGAAGAGAATGAGAAGAAAGCACTTATTCAAGTGATTAAGCCTGAGTATATTTCCGGCTTTGTAACCAACTTTATGGACAATTTAGCCAAGTGACTACAGGTATCCAATATGCAGGTGAAGTGAAGTTCACCAAACTCAATCTAATCACTTATGGTGAGTCTAAAGGTGTAGATATTACCAACATGGTGTATCAGATGGAGATATATGAAGACATATATTCATCAACCATGAGTGGTTCTGTAGTCATTATAGACACTAGAAACATGGTTAGTACTTTTCCAATTATTGGGGAAGAGGTGCTAGAGTTAGAATTTGAGACCCCAACACTAGGAAAAAAGTTTAAGAAGTTTTTCTATGTCTATAAACTCACTAATCGCAACATTCAAGGTGATAAAAAGACTGGATATCAACTCCATTTCATTTCAATTGAAATGCTCAGTGACATGAATAAACGACTGACCAGGTCCTTTTCAGGATTCACTCATGACATTGTTAAGAACATTTATGAAAATGAGTTAAAGGATGAATCAGACAACAAATCATTGATATTCAGTGAAAGCTCCAACAAGATCAAGTATGTCAGTAACTTCTGGAACCCTCTGAAAAATATTGCCTATGCTACCAAAAAGTCAATGAGTAAAAAGACTTATCAGCAATCAGACTTTTTGTTCTATGAATCCAAAGACGCCTTCAATTTCGTCTCATTGAGTGAGTTAATGGAAAGATCTCCTGTGTTTGACTATTGGTATGATAGGCATGGCTTACGGAAAAAAGAATCTACGGGTTCAGTCAGAGACATAGAACGTGAATATCACACTGCTTTTGATTTGGATTTTGGTAATGCGTTTGATTACATGGACAGACACATGAAAGGTACTTTTAGTCACAAAGTGATTGAACATGATCTTCTGTCAAAGACTGTTTCAAGTAAGGTGCATAACTACTGGTATGATTGGGACAAGTCTGCACATTTGAGTAAAAGACCGATCGTCAGTAAGTTTATTTACTTCAATGACGAAGATTGTGTCATTGATAACTACACTAAAGTAAATGGTTTGCATGAAGGATCACAGGATCGTGGTGGTGAAATTATGACTAAACGATCTAGCCTCTTATCTCATACTGAATTATATAAAATACGAATATCAGTACCCGGTAGAACTGATATTCAAGTAGGTGATACAGTCAATTTCAAGATGGGTGTTTATAAGCCTATTCAAGAGACTAAGAATGAGGACCCATATTTTAGTGGTAAATATTTAATTGCAAGCATTCAACATCAACTGACACCAGTGCAACATCAGATGGTTTTGGAATTGGTAAAAGACGGTATTGAAGCAGATGCTTATGAATTCAATAAAGGAATAGGTTAACATGACTAAGATGTGGATGGGTGTTGTAGAAGATAGGATGGATCCTAAGGAACTTGGTAGATGCCGTGTTCGAGTTGTCGGACTACACACTGACGATAAAGCTAAACTTCCTACTGAAGATTTACCATGGGCATATCCAGTGCAGCCCATAACAAGTGCAGCCATGAACGGCATCGGTCAGTCACCTATAGGTGTTGTTGAAGGCACTTGGGTAGTGGTATTTTTCAAAGATGAACCAGATAACCAACAACCATTCATGCTTGGGACTGTTGGTGGAATCCCTGTGAGTAAATAATGATAAATCTATCATCTCTAGCATCAGGTCTTGTCTCAACAGCATTGACTGGACTCAATTCCATCATATCAAGTCTAACCAAAATTGATGCTTCCAAATTATTATCAGATAGTGCGTCGGTAATTAAGAACGTCAACCCAGAGACTGTTAATGCACAGTTGCAGCAACTTGACACTTCACAATTCAAGGCAGTCATGGAGCAAATGCCTTCAGTCGACTTGCAAAAAATGCTACAGAACATGGACATTCCTGAAGTGTCAGATAAGATTAAGAATTGCACTCCAGATGAAGTTAAAGCTATGGTGCAGTCAGGTGAGATCAGTCCAGCACAAGTACAAAATCAACTTTCATCTATGGATCAAGAGAAGGCAAATCAAGTTTTGTCTTCTGTAGATACTAGTACAATTCAGAGTAGCATTATCACAACTGTTGCTACTACTGAAGGAACATTGAGGACAACTGAACCCCATCCAACTTGCCTAAATAAAGCAAAAGCACAGGAAGGCATCAATGCAATCATCAGTGCTTGTAATGCTGCAGGTTTAACAACACCAAATTCTATTGCAACCTGTTTGGCTATTGCTGGAGGAGAATGTGGTTGGGTTCCGCAGAAGGAAAACCTAAACTATAGTGCAGTAAGACTTCCTGCAGTTTGGAGAACATTCAGAGAAAACCCTTCATTAGTTTCTACCTGTACTAATAACCCTCAAGTGTTAGCCAACACCGTATATTGCAATAAGAATGGCAATGGCAATTATGAATCAGGTGATGGATGGAAGTATTGTGGGCGTGGTATGGTGCAGCTGACAGGCAAAGCAAACTACAAAGAATTTGGTGACAAATTGGGAATCGATCTTGTCAATAATCCTGATCTATTGTTATCTGATGTTAATGCTTCAGCTAAGGTTCTAGTTAAGTATGTGAAAGATCGTGTCAAACTAGAACCATCTGATCCTGCTTTCTTCCAAGTTGCCAAAATGAAAGTAAATCCTGGAGCATCACCAGCATTGGATGCCAAAAAGGATCTCTATTATGAGTGGTTCTATGCACCTGGTACTGTAACATCAACAAATAAGACGGGTGAACAAGTTGATGATGCAGCTAAACCAAGACCAAATGAAACGTCTTCTGAAACAAGGCTGACACAGCAAAAACCAACCACAAAAGGGTTCAAAGACCCAAACGGCAAATATCCATTATCAGATCACCTAAATGAACCAGATACCAACCGTTTAGCTAGAGGTGTCAGTAAAGGAACTGCAGTTCAATATAAGGACAGACAACGTTTAGTTAATGCGGCTGCTCCATTCGATGCTAGCTGGGACCAACCTGCTAATCCATACAATGCCAAGTATCCATTCAATCATGTACTTGAAACTGAATCTGGACACCTACAAGAGTTTGACGATACTCCTGGTAATGAGCGTATTCACCTATATCACCGTAAGGGTTCTTTCATTGAGATTGATACCAATGGTACTCAAGTCAATCGCATTGTAGGTGACAGTTATAGCATCACTGATCGTAACGGATTTGTGTATGTGCAAGGTGATGCTACTGTCACTGTCATGGGCAACATTAAGATTATCTGTCAGTCAAACGCACAACTTGAAGTATATGGCGACATTGAAGCCGAATGTCATGCCAGTGCAGAAATAGGTGTAGCCAAAGATGTGCATTTGAATGTAGGTGGTGATGTAAATGCTTATGTATATGGTAATATGCATACCACAGTTGAGAGAAATGTTAAACACATTATCAAAGGCGACATGCAGACACATGTCTTGGGTAATTATGAACTGACTGTAGATGGCGTGTCTAATGTCAAATCTGTGGGCAAGGTTAGTGTTAAGTCTGATGCTATGGTTGCAGTTGATGGTGACACAATTCATTTGAATTCAGGCTATTCAAGTTCACCTGCAGAAGTGATACCTTTTAATTCTATCAATCGTACTCCCCCACTTATTGGTGCTTTGGGTGATGTGGGAATGAAGCCATTGGAACCTCCAATTCGTAATCATGAGGAAATGGCGCAATATGAGACCACTGAAGATCTTGCAGCAGACACAGATAAAGCGGCGTCTAAGATTGCAGAAAACAACATGGTTAAATCTGATGTTGTAGTTGAATCAAATGTAGTAACAACAGGTTCTGGAGGTATTTTAGTGGACAGTAACGGCAACCCAGTAACAAGTGGTGGTTCTTCAGACATTCTTGACTTCAAGAAACAAACTCCTAAAGTTCTCAATGAAAGCGACATTCGTAATATGACTGACTTCCCAATGTCTCTAAGACTAACTTCTAGAGTAAAGTTGGGTGACCTTATTAAGCCAGGTAATACGTTACAACCTATGCATGGCAAGTCAGTTCAAGACATTGTTGTCAACTTAACAAAATTGGCAGAAACCATCATTGAACCTATCTTTGATATGGTTGGTGTGAATGGAGTTACAATAACATCAGGGTTCAGATCAACTCTTCCAAAAGGCGGTTCTCCTACTTCATATCACTTCAAAGGATTGGCATGTGATATGATATTAACAGGTCATAATTTTGATACTGAAGAGCATTACAAGTTCATCAACCGTATTGCTGGATCTGGTGTCAATTATGACAAGTTGTTATTAGAGTATCGTGATCCTGGCAAAAATGGAAACAACAGTAACAAGAGACTGGTTTGGGTACATTGTCAAGTTGCAGATTCTTCATCGTCAGCAAGAAAACAAGGTTTCACATTGGTCAACGATAAAACATATGGTCAAGGTTTCACTTTACTTTCATAAGATAAATACATCATGGCATACACTTTTACAGATTTAGATCTAACATTTCAAAAACACCCAGGAACTAAGGATGTTTTGAAGAAGTTTGACGTTGAAGCGGTTAAACAATCGCTGAAGACTATTCTTGTTACCAATCCATTTGAAAAGAAATTTGATCCAAACTTTGGGGTAGGTATTTATGGTTACCTGTTTGAGAACTTTACCCCACCTATGGTTCGTGTCTTAGAGCGTAAAATTATTGAGCAAATTGAAGAGTATGAACCTCGTGCTGTATTGGAATCAGTTAAGATTGATGATAATACTGACAGGAATGAGATCAGTGTAGTGCTAAATTTTTATGTCATAGGTAATAACACACCACAGCAACTCAATATTGCATTAAAGAGAGTAAGATAAGAAGGAACGCCATGACTACAAGTAATAAACTTAGAATTTCTGATCTAGAATTTGATTCTATCAAATTTGGGTTGGTTGACTTTTTGCGAACAAGACCTGAATTCACTGACTATGATTTTAGTGCATCTGGATTGTCTACTATCATTGATCTGCTTGCATATAATTCGCATTACCAAGCACTGATGGCTAATTTTGTTGCTAATGAAATGTACATTGATACTGCAGTTAAACGTAGTTCAGTAGTATCATTGGCTAAATCATTTGGCTATACTCCTCGTTCTATCAATTCAGCCACAGCATCTATCAATCTGACGGTTTCAAATGTATCTGGAAATCCTTCCTCATTGGTTCTACCTGCAGGTACTAGATTCTCAACTATAGTCAATACCAAAAACAAAATCTTCTCAACTATTAGTGCAATTTCAACCAACAATAGTAGTAACCAATATGTATTTTCCAACGTTCCTTTATATGAAGGTGAATATGTAACTAACACTATTACTTGGAATGGAGTTGATCCTACAATTACCATACCAAACGGTAATGTGGATACCAATACTTTAAGAGTGTTTGTAACTGAAAATGGTTCTGATATTGAATATGTCAAAAATACCAACTTCCTGGACATAGGTAGTACAACCAAGTGCTTCTTCTTGCAAGAAGGGTTTGATGGATTTGAGATTTATTTTGGTGACGGTAATTTTGGAGCAATCCCTGATGCTACAGTACAAAATCCTGCTACTATCAAGATGAAGTATATTGTGTCTTCAGGATCCGAAGGCAATAGTGCAACGGTGTTTTCATTGGCCAGTTCATTGGGTGCTGGTACTGAGAATTCCTCGACGTTAATTACTACCATTTCATCTGCAACAGGCGGCAAAGACGCAGAATCTATAGACTCCATCAAACTACAGGCATTGAATCATTTTGGCGCTCAAAATCGTGCAGTAATTGCTGATGATTACACTACCATTATCAAAAACCTCAATATCAACACTGATGCAGTATTGGTATGGGGTGGAGAGGATAACGATCCTCCAAAATACAATACTGTGTTTGTGTGTATCAAGCCTGCAATTGGTGACGCTATCACTTCCGGTGATATGGCTGCAATTACTACAGCACTACAATCCAAGGCTGTGGCAAACATCAAGTTTGATTTTATCAATCCAGAATACATCGATTTGATCGTTTCATGTGCTGTCAACTATAACCAAAACTTATTGACCAAATCGACATATGAACTCGAAGCCTTGGTGAAAGAAACCATCTTGTCATTTGCCGCAAGCAATTTGGTATCATTTGATAGTGTGTTCCGAACATCTAACTTAACAAGCAAAATAGATCTAACTGACGAATCCATTCTGAGTAACTCCATTACTACTAAATTGATGAAGTCGTTTGTCATAGAGTTCAATCGAGCTTATGAAATTTCAGCTCAATTTAACAATGTCTTAAGTACAAGTCAAATTGAAGCAACAGTTAAATCTTCACAATTCTATACAAATGAATTCACCTCTGCAGTTTGGATGGAAGATGACAAAAAAGGTATTATTAACATCCTTTCAACAATCAATGGTGTTATTTCAATAGTTAAATATAACGTAGGTACTGTCAACTACAATACAGGCGATGTGTATATCAACCCTATGGTCTATACCAACTTAGAAGGTTCTCAGTTGAAGCTATATGCACAGCCTGCAGACATTGACATTTATTCAAAGAGAAACTCAATCATAAGATTGACATCCAATAACGTATCAGTCTCTTCAATGGCTAAGTAAATGGTACTATCAATCACACCAAAAACTGCAGATCAGGTTAGATATCAATTACCTGATTACATTAGGACCCAAAATCCTACATTGATCAAATTTCTTGAGTACTACTATGAGCACATGGCTGGCACCAATATGCCAGACGATTTTCTAAAAAATATTGTGGAGTATAAAGATGTTGATTCTGGGTCTAATATTTTCAATGAAAAAACTATCAGGTATTTGTTATCAAAAGTTCCTTTAAACACCAATATTGACAAATCCTTGTTTGTCAAAAAGGTAGCAGATTTCTTCAAATCAAAAGGCAATGATGACTCTTTCAAATTCATCATGAATGCTCTTTTTAATGAAGAAGGTATTAGAGTAGATAACAAATCAAAGTATGTACTGAGACTATCTGATAATGCATATATTCGTGATAGCAGTATTTTGGTTCAGTCTGCTGAAGCATTTACTAATATTGAAGGTGCCTTCATCACGCAATATCATCCCACTACGGCATA